CAACGTAGCAGCACCCTTCACCTGTTTGGTGTTGGCCATGCTACGTGCCAAAGCTTTCGTATAGCGCGAAGCTAGACGGTCATAGAGATTATCTTCAATTGCTTCTTCCGTAATGGAGAAAGCAAGAGCGATAGTCTCATGCGTATACCTTGCGGTGTACGCTTCTTGGGCGTCGTCAAACGAAACGGCTGAACCTTCAGCTTTCACTGGGGCTGAACCAAAACCAGAGAGCATTACTTCTTCTTCAAAGGCACGCTCTGAAGATTCAGTGTCATAAATCTCTGATGCTTCGTCGTCGTATCTGGCATACTCAAGACCGAAAAGGGCATTGAGGCCAGGTTCTAGCTCTTTTGCTAGTTGGGCTCTACTAATAGCCATTCTTCAATCCTCCTATACGCCAGTGGTTGAAGGAGTACCAGCCGCAATAGCACCATTGTTGCTATTGAAGTGGTTATTCAACCGTACAATTGCCCCGATACCAGCCGCTGAAAAATCAGCATTTTCTGGATCATCGACCCAACCTACTATACGCATTTGCAGAGCAGCCGTGGTAGCAATCGTGCTGATCGCAAGGCGACCTAACGAAACACCAGTAGCGTCTGTTCCTGTAATAGCAGTTGAGAAGTTAGCATTAGCAAAAACTGCGGCACGAGCCGTAGCTTTACTTGTCCACGAAGCATCCGTTGCAATTACATAAAGCTGCATTGGATCATCGTTGACATATGCTTTTACCGGGTGGTTGGAATCTGCCCCAGAACCGGGCCAGTAGTTACTCCAAACAGTTTTTCCAGTGGTACTTGACACATACTCACACCCCTGAAACACGCCAAGCAAACCAACAGTTCCACCAGCAGCCGCTCCAGGAGCGTCAATATAGCCAGTGGCAAGAGGTATCACAGGCTCACCGTGATACAACTTGTTAGTATTGCCATTTGCAATTTCATAAGCAGAGTACTGGGTCATACCAGTGGAATTAGCGGCTCCGCCCTGTTTACTCAAGGGACGAAGGCCAAAGCTTCCATTAGAATTAGCCATTTATATCTCCTAGTCCTCTCCTTGAGGACCTCCAAAAGTTACACGAGATTGCCTATCAGGTTTATTGATAGGCATAGCGGGATGTTGTTCACGAGCTAAGTCGTTATCAACCGCCGCCATTTGATTATGGGTCATGTTACGAAAATAATCGTTACGTTGCTCCACAATCTCAACCGGAACTCTTGCAAGTAAAAGACCACCTACGCCTATAACACCAGCATGTTTACCGTCCTCGATGGTCGGGATATCAAAATCAGGATATTCATCACCACGTACCAGTTCCCATCCCTCACGAGATCGTGCTGCTACGTTTTTACGGTCATCAAAACCCATAACTTCGGCCCGTATCCAACGATGTTTGTAACCCTCTGGAGCGGGTGGTGCGTCCAACATGGACGGTGGCTTCCAAGGTTCCCTGCGTGCTTGCCTTGCACGAGTTTGATCGGCTCTTGGCGTTCTCGTAGACTTTTGGCGAGTTGTGTTCTCAGTATCCATAGCTAGTTCCTCACATGTTTTGCATATTCTTCAAGTGGCACATTAAGCCTCTTCGCAATAGCAACTTGTGAAGCGGTTAGCCGCACAGTTTTTCGTCCACTTCTATTGCGGGATTTGGAAGATTCAGCCGACGCGACTTTTCTTCCCCCGTTAGACTTGGGACTTGATTCAAATTTCTGGGGAAATTCGTTTCTCATCCTTTTGTCAAGCTCATCGTAGTAGTCATTTGAGGTAGGGTCAAAGCCTTCATCCTCAATTAAACGTCTATGTACCCCAAAAGCGGCATATGTCATAACCTCATCTTCACCAAACCACTCGTTTTTTTGCGCCCAGGCCTCTGCTTTTGGGTCAGCTTTAACGGGCTGTTGGGGTTGTTGGGGCTGTGGTGTTGCAGGAGCGACAGGAGCTTGAGTAGGCTCTGGTTGCGGAGCTTTTGCCACATTAACTCGTGATCTTTCCAAAGAAAGCTGAGACAAAGCTTCTTGAGCATCTACAATTTTATCAACGTCGCCTACTTCATGGGCTTCTTTTAAAGCTTTTTTAGCAGATTCCAGTTGAGAATCAACTCTACCCTCAAATTGCTCTATATACCCTTTATCTAGGTTATCCAGACGAGTTTTTAAGTTTTCATTTTCTTTGCGAACACTTTCCGCAAATTCAATAGCTGTCTGCTTTTGACGTTCCTCTTCTCTAAACCGTTTAGTAAGATCATTGATCCTACCTTTTACGTTAGAACTATATTCTTCAAGCTCGTCAGTAGAAGCACTAACTTTTATCTCTGGTTCTGGTTCTGGTTCTGAAACAGGCTCAGATTCAGGAGATAAGTTTATTTCCGTGGCGTTTTCTTCGGAATCACCAACATCAATGTTGGCTTCGTCTAATTCAGGTGGCATGGCATTTCCTCCATGGTTTCCTTCTTCTTTCTATTTAAACATGCTTTATGTCATCAGGTTCTAAAATGGTCGCAATAACTTCGTCATCATTTATAATACGAACTTCGCCACCATCAATTTTAAATCGAGCACCAGCATAACGTCCTATGCAAACCCAATCACCTTCTTGGCACCAAGGGTTGTAAGATTTACCAAACTTAGCTTCATCTTTATAAGCCAACGGTCCTACTTTAAGAACGTAAGCAACAACCGTAGCCAGTGCCTCTCGGTCTACAACAGCATCCGGGATGTGAACGCCACCTTCCGTTACTGCTTTACCCATATAAGGCATAACCAGCAAACGCCAACCCGTAGGTTGCGGAAGACGCTCTTTAAGATTTTTCTCTACAAGAGAAGGGTCTAAAATTTTTTGATTTTTCTCTACATACGCAGAAGCAACTGCGGCATTTTTCGACGCTGCAACGTGGTCGGGCACGTATAAGGTTTTGGTCATTCTTCCTCCGAAGATTGCAAGAGATCCTTAATCTCTCGTTCAGCAAATTCTAACCCACTAAGCTCTCCAACGAGTTGCTTGTACGATTCCATATCTTTCGGAGAACCGTGTAGGATAGCATTCTGTGTTAATTCTATGCGTCCTTGTATACTCTTTAATAACGAATATGCAAAGGTCGTTGGGTCTGCCATTAATAACTACCGCTAAATTTCTTTCCTTTAACCGCTCCGCCTTTAGCGTATCTTATAGGGCCGCGTTCAGTAAAGCCCATTCCGCCTTGCATGTAACCTAGTTCATCACGAACCATGCCACCCATCTTCATTCCACTGGGAACACCAAGTTCTTTTCTAGCCATAGCTTTCTGTTCTTTCGTAGCTTTTTTAAGAACCTCCTTAGACGACGCACGATCATATTCATCATCTTCGGTTCCTGTAGGTTCTGACATTGTAATTCCTAATGCCTCAATTACATCAGCGTCAGAAACACCACCTTCAGGTGTTCGTTTGTCTGGGCTAAACATCACATCAACTTCTTCCATCAGAATGTTCCTTTTCCGCCGTTATTATTAAAATGACGAGCACGAACCTGGTTCTCAGTGCTTTTAATCAAAGAACTGTCTTCTGAATGCTCTTCCTTGTTCCGCATCAGGGGTTTCATTGACCCTATGCTTATAACCATAACTGAACCGCCTTTTTTAAAGCCAGCCATATCATTCATCATACTTGCTCTATTCATAAGACCACCCGCTTCCTTTCTGGACATATCCATTTGATCAGACATTTGATCAATCATACCGCCATCCCTGTACCCAGCTTTCATTTTTGCATACGCTTTAGGGCTAACGGTGCTTTTACTTTTAGGACGAGATGTTCCCGCCTTCTTCCGCTTGTTTATGTTTTCAACTAAAGACATTAACACCTCCATCTTCTACGAGCTTGTCTGATACGCGAATTAGGATCGTTCCGGGTTTTAGCAGAACTTCTCTTTAACTGACCCGCAGATCTGGCGCAATAACTCTTTCTACGTTTCGCGGCCTTACTTCCTTTTTTAACTTTACCTGTAACAGCTGTTTTAAGTTTAGAACCAGGGTTGGCTTTACGATACGCGGCAACACCCTTTTTCGTCATTCCAGCACCTTTGCTGGTCTTACGATAATTAGCACCTTTACCTTTAGTGGTGCGTCTTATGGGCTTTTCGCGTTTCCTAGCCATTTTGTTTCACGTGAAACATTACTGTTTCTCACTATACAAGTTATCAAATGTTACAGATGGGTCCATATAGCTTCCATCTGATTCTGCACTATGTGTCCACTGACTAGGTTTAAAGTCAGGAGCACCTTCACCTGTTTCCCACAAGGCTGGACTTGTTGTCCTAACCCTGTTGTTTGGTAATGCTATAATATTTCCTGTCCATTTGCCAGCGTCAGTAAGCTCAATAACATGACTTTGTTTGTGCTGCGCGGGGTCATCCGCTATATCTGACCCTGTATAATCAACAGTAAACATATATTTACCTGTATAAAACTCACCATCAATCTTACAAATCCAAGGGCTAGAACTCGTTCTATCATACTGTATGACAGAATGATCTCTGGAACTGCAATCCCAAGGTTGCGCGTGGTGCGTTACCATTCTTTCTGGCCATTCCTCCAACGGAGTGTCTGCTACAAGGGCTGTAATCGGCATTCTAGCCCACATAGCTCCTCCGTGAACATTTTCCTCTTCCGTACCATCGCTTTCACAACCAGTAAAAATAAGCTGAAAGCTTAAACAACGATCTGGAATTGTGTTAACCGCAATCGCCATAGCATGAAGATACTCTCCATGATATTTCTCGTGGTTATGCGTAAACTCTCGTCGCACCCAGCAATGAAAATGCGGGATGTTGCTTTGCAAATAAGGCATTAATAATGCTTAACACCGCCTCGAGCATAACCTTTTTTCTTCATCGCACCACCACGGGCATAACCCTTTTTCTTCATCATACCGCCACCCATCATTTTCTTGCGACGAGTACCGCCTTTTTTCTTCATAGCCATTTTCTTTCCTCCAGTTAACTGTTTACGAGTTTGTGCGCGAGATATTGCCATTAAAACACTCTGGTTTTTCTAGCCATGCCGCCGTCATTAAGTTCTAAAAGTGGTTCTTCAACCAATTCAACTTTCAGAGGTCCTTTTACAACAGGAGGCTTTCCATCTTTTGGTGCTCTATAAATTAAATGTTCAGGCCGCGCCTTACCCCGATAATTTTTTGATCCACCATAAATTCTAGGAAGCGTTGGGTTTTCTGGCATATCACTCCAAGTATCACGGGTAAGTTTCTCCCGTTTAGGTTTAGGGGCTTTTTTCTTTTGCGCTTCTAACGTACTTCCCATAACTACTCCCCTCTACCAGCCGTTCCTTGCTGGATACGCTCACGATTGACCTCCGCACGTAACAAGGCAATGTCTTCTTGGGAATCAATCTTCTCTGCGGCCATTTCTTCCTTAGATTCCTCTTTTGCCATGTCAAAAAGCAATCTTTCAGAAAATTCTTGCGATTTTCGCTGTAAATCTGCCGCTTTTATGTCCAATTCCTTAGACCGAAGCTCAACGAGCGGATCTTGTTCGCCTTCAGGCGGTGGCATAAGCGCAGCCATCACTTCTTCAGTGTATTGAGCAATCTTTTCAGCGACCATAGACTCTGGATCAGGCATTTCAGGCATCGGAGGGACCTCTTGAGGGGCT